AAGAAGGCCTTAGAAGTGACTGGACAGGTCGCTATAATGGTAAGAGATGTACATAACATTAACGGCGATGCTGGTGCTGGGCGAACGGCGGAACAAACAGATAATCCTTTTGGTGAAATATCAGTTATAGAACAGATTGAAAGCAATTTGGCTAACGAAGGTTATTATAATGGTGATCAATATATTATTATCTGCGTTCCTAATATTGTGGATATTAGCTATGGTCGAGGTGTTGGTTATACTTTTACCGAACACGACTTGGGCAAAGATATTCATGAAATCTCGGCAACAAAAATCAGGGCCCAGCTTAGAGAAGATGGGAAACTATAAAATGAGGAGTAAAAAATGAGTGACGAAACACTACCAACAATCATTACCGAAAAGAATAGACAGCAAATTCAGAATGCTCTGAAGGAAATGTCTAACTCTATGGTAAGAATTGAAGCAGAAAAAGACCATATGAAAGCAATTGCTGAGAAAATTCTCGAAGATTGTTTAGTACCAAAGAAAGACTTTAATAAGCTTGCACGTATCTATCATGCATCTAACTTAGCTCAAGAGGCTGCAAAAAGCGAAGAGTTTATGCAGTTTGCTGAAGCAGTTATGGAACCGTTGCAGCTCGGCAAAGACTAATATCTTTGTCTGTGATAAATAAAGGGGAGGGCAATAGCTCTCCCTTTTTTGTTTAGTTATGGAGCTCCTGATGAAAAGCCAATATGAATATCGTATTCAATACGAACAACAATATGTTCAAGAAGAAACGATCCCAACTTTAAACACTCCTGAAGATTGTCACAAATATGCTATGTTCGTTAAGGGCAATGAGCATTTTGACAATGGTCGCACGTATGTGTTTAAAGATGATTTTGGTAAATACGTATCTACTTTTGTAAGTCAGTATTCTGATATTATAGAAAAGAACTTAGAACCAGGAGTTAGAGATGCAGTGCTAGCCTTACAAGAAAGAGGTTATCTAACATTTACATCTTGTCAAGGTCATGCAGATTCAAAGCATCGATATGTTGGTGTAGTATTTAATAATCCAGCACAAAAAGGTCAGTTCATACATGAAATGAAAGCCCTGAACTGTGATATTCATTGGTATGATAATACTATTAATTCAGTAGAACGACCCTGCCAGAACGTACCGTGGTGGGCAGAAGGTGGTATAACTTTACACATAGTCTATGACGATCATAACTTTGATAATGCTTCTCAAATGGAAAGACGTGAAAAGCCATATACAGATGAAGAACTAACTAAGTTCTGGAACATTCAGATGTGGCGTAATTACAAACATTACGAATGTATCGTATTCTCGTTTGGGTATCCTATGGTAGAAAAATCTATGTGGGAAAGAATCAGTAAATACTTTTTCTATAAGCAGAATAAAGTTCAAGACGCTTATAACGACTTCCTATCTAAAGTACACAATCTATCAGATTACCTCGGATAAAAAAAGGGGCCCCGAAGGACCCCTAAATTCTATTCTAACAATTGGGATAGTTGACCTACCCTTCTTATTATATATCGTTCAAACTTAGAATAAGTTTGCGATACCCACTCTGCGGTAGTATACGTTGGTATTGGCAGTAAGTGCGCCAGAACCTTGTGTTCCACCTTGTGCATATGGATTCGATACCATGCCATAACGGGTTTTAAATCCGATTTTTGGCTGGAAGCTGTTCTCACCAACCGCACGAACCATTTGTAATGGTACGTATGGGCAATAGAAGATACCTGCATCGAAAGATGAAGAACCTTTATAGCCTACTACGAGGTAGTTAGAACCAGCATATGGATCGATATATACTTTGTAGCGACCGTTAAGTACACCAGCGAAAGTATTACCAGTATCATCTACTGTAAGTGAGTTGCTGTTTAGAGCAGGTGTGTAGTCAAGAACACCGGCCATTTGCAATGCAGAAGCTACGTCTGAAGAACAAATTACGATGTTACCTTTACCACGACGAGTAGCTTTAGCAATAGCGTTAGCTTCTTGCTCGATCTGGAACATAAGACCTTTAAACTTCTCTACTGACCAGCGACCGTTAGCATCAACATCTAAGTCGAATGTACCAGCGACTGCTGTTGCAGCTGCACCAGCTACTGCGTTTGTGTAGATTGTACGAACTAATTCACGGTTGATTTCAACTAAGATTTCAGACTGTAGAATGTTTGCTAGTTCTGTTTCAGCATCTAGACCGTGAACGGCTTTAAGATCCTGTGCAAGCTCAGTAGTGTACTCAGCTTTTAGCGCTCTAGACTTAGCAGCAACGGTTACTTTCTCGATTGAGAAGGCCATTTCTGCAAAGCTTGTTCCGCCACCATCACCAAGAGCTTCAGCGGCTGCTGTGCCCATGCCAGTACCTGTAGTAGGTGAAGCATGTGGTAAGGATTGTGCGTGTGTACCAGTACCAGAGAAGTCAGTATCAGCTTCGTTATAGAAAGCTTCGCCGCCAGCTTGGTTAGTGTACGTTGAACGCATTGCGAAGATAAGACCAGTTGGTCCTGTCATCGGCTGAACACCAGCAATATCGTATGCCATTAAGTTAGGCATTGCACGACGTACTAATGAGATTAATACTGGATCATAACCAGCAGTTGGTCCAGCAGCAGTTGAAGCTGAGCCGAAGCCGCCATCGCCTGTTACTGTTGTTTCACTTAGAAGACCTGTCATAGAAGCGGAGATGTCCCCGGATTCCATTAAAGCCCTTTCGGTGTTTTCAAGAATTGTAGCTGTTACGCTTTTCTTGTGATTGTCTGCAATTGGTGAAAAAGAATCGTGCTCAAGAATTGGGCCCCACTTCTCCACAAGCGCTTGATAGTTTGACTGTGCCATAATTGTCTATCTCCTTGTTTAAATAAGTTCTATCTGGATCTATTTATATAAATTAATATTTTGGGTTATTTTTGTCTTGCGTTTAGAGACTCAACGAGAGCATTAATTGAAGAGTGTTCGGATGCTGGTTTAGCAACTTTAGTTTCTTCAGTAATGATTTCTTGCTCTTCCTGAACTTCCTCTACTAAAGGAGCTGCTTTCTTAAAGAAAGACTCTTTTAGAGTTGTTAGATCAGATTGGTATTCCGCAATATCTTGTACGTCGAGTTTCTCAGAAAGAACTTTTAATCTTTCACGCTGGGTGATAGTCAAGTCTTCAGTCATTTCATCAAATACTCTGTCAGCATTAAGGGCTGCAATCTGCTTTTGCAAATCAACATTCTCGCTGATTTTTTCATTGGCAGTAGTCTTCAACTCTTCAACTTCTTCTTCAAGCCCAGCAACTACGTCGATAGTTTCATCATCGATTTCAATGTTGTGCTCTTCGAAAAGAGATTTTAGACCAGTCATCAATGACTCAGCCATTTCAACCTTAACGCCGGTTTCAATAGCAAGTTCGTTTTCTTTCATCCACTCTTCTACAACGTAATCGAGATAAGAATCAAGGTTTTCTACGATTTTTTCTACTGCGCTGTCTACTGATTCTTTCATCTCTGTTTCTAGAGCATCAGTTTTTTCCGCAATAATAACATCAGCTTTTGCAGATGCTGCTTCATGAACAGCCGCTTCAAATACTAGCGTTACTTTCGAAGTAAATTCTTCTGAAAGATCCATGCCTTCAAACATAGCTTGGATTGATTCCTCAATCTCAACTACTTCTACTACTGTTTCAGCATCAGCTTCATCAGCTTCTTCTTTAACAGCACCTTGGCCTGGAGTTAATTTGTCAACTTTGTCAGCCGTAGCGTCGACTTTCTTTTTGACATCTGCCTTTTTCTTTTTAATTTCGCCGCCTGCTGGAGTGACGCTATCTGCAACTTCTGCTGCAGGAACCCCATCTCCGCCAGATTTTTCAACGAACTTTTCGTCTAATTCATTTGACATATGTTCTACTCCTTTTAATTGGTTATTCTATATGTTTACTATTTATAAAAAGTTATTTTCTAAGACTTGCCACGAACCGCTCGAATAACGCAGCAGCAGTGCTTTCATCAACACGATGAACGACTCGTCTAACTTCTTTTTCTACTGTCTCTTGAATCTCTTCAATCACTTGTTCAATAGACACATCCTGAGGAAGCCAATTGCCTGAAGCAATATCAAAGAAATATTCTGCATTTTCCATGATACCATTTACGAAACAATTAGGACCAGATGGATCTGTTACAATATCAACAGTAGCTAAATGGAAATCGTTTTGTACTTCCATGATTCCGTCTTTGCTTTGCTTAACAGAACCAAGTCCTCTTGTAGACACTCCAATTAGTACGCCTTCGTCCATAAAGGTTTTTACTATGTTGCCCATTGGGGTGCCAAGAATTTTTGCTTTACCAGTAAAATTAGAACCGTCTTGTTTCATCTCTGTGATAAGGTGCGAAACCCTATCGCCATTGATCGAAGGTCCATCGGGGTGACCTAACTCTCCAAGTGCTCTTTTAGTACTGACAAAATCTTTGTTATAGCGATTCATTTCTTTTTCAAGAACCGCCTTTGGATATATACGGCCATTACGATTCTTAATATCGCCTTGCATGAAGATGCCTTCAATGAAGTACGACTTCTCGCCGGTCTCTTCATTAAGAACGGTATTAACATTACATTCTTCTACAACTTCGGTAATAAGTTTCATTGTGTGCCTCTGTATTATTCTATTATATTTATAATTCTTTTTACTATGCTCTAGCGTCATAATAGTTCTTGTTTAATTCGCCGCGTTCTGCAGTTTCACCTTTTTTTCTGGTCTTAACGTACGTTGTTTGTGCGCTTCCTCCAGTAGGCGTAAATGTTCTGACACCTGCAGCAGTTGTTCCATTGGCATCTGCATAAGTGTCTGCTGCTGTAGCGGCATTATCATATTGCCAAATAGCGTTTGATCCTGGAACATCTACCCAAGCCATTATTACAATGCTTCTCTAGCAAATCCAAGAATTTCATCGAATCCAGATTGATCTTTCATAGCAACCACACCGAGTTTTTTACGGTTATTAGGTGATAAGTCTTTAAACATCTGAGTTAATAAGTCAGCATCTTGCTTTTTAAGAACTACTGATTTGCCATCTTTAAGCTTCATCATTCCAACTTTAAACTTAACATTTTCTGCTAACTCTTTAAGAATAGATTCGTTAGTAATGATTTTATCTTGGCCATTATCATCAGTAATTTTTGGCTTTGCTGTTTTCATAACTGTACGCTTTTTTCCATCTACACCAGTTGTAGTTACAGGCTTTAAAAGTGCAGAATTAGTAGTCTCATCTAATTCTTCGTTATATGAAGCTGCAAGTGGCTTTTTCTTTTTAGCTTTAGCTCTCATCTTCGCAAAGTCTGCACCATCAATATCACCGTCTTTGTCGTGGTCAAGTTCTTTTTGCTTTGGAGAAAGTGCTTCAGCTTTAATATCTTCGTTTTGTCTTTTTAAAACTGCTGCAACTTTTGGATGATCTGAAATGCCAGGCTTCATCTTATTCATTGCCTTAACAGCGCCGGTCATATTGCCGCCTTTATATCTTTTATCAGATGCAATACCAATAGCCATATTAACATGCTTATCAGAATGAGCTGCATCTTCGGTAACTGATTCATGTACTTCAGGGTGAAGCTCTTTAGCATCTTCTGCGCTGTCATAATGCTTAGCTAAATACTTTTGAAGATCTTTCTTTTTGCCACTAGCATCATGAGAATTATC